TTTTGCATATCAAAAGATGTTTCAGCTTCTTTAACAGCAATTTTAGATTGCATTTCAGCTTGAGCTGTTTGTTGCGCTAATTGAGCAGCGGCTTTCTGCGCCTGCATTTGCATCTGAGAAGCCATTTGCTGTTCTTGAGCTTTTTGCTGTTGCTCCATTTCTTGTTTAGCCTTACGCTTAACTTTTAGCAATTGATTTGCCATTTTTATATTAGCAAGTTCTCTAATATCAATAGCATCTTCAAGATTTATATCCATTTTAGATAATGCCATTTGAATATTTTGCTCTAACATAGCTTTCTCTTCTTCATCTGGAGCCATTTCTATAAAAATACCAAAGTCATGCAAGTATAGATTTTTAATATCTTCAAGTATTCCTAAGTTATACTTACCAATCTGCATAGCAAATTCATCTTTAAAGTCTGCGTACTCTAAAACATCTGCTGTTCTAATCGACAAACATTCAGCTAAAGTTTTTGTTATGTATAAACTTGCATTTAAAATATGCCTAGTAGCTACATTAGAATTTAAAGCTGCTAATTTTTGAACACCTACTAAAGAATTAGGATCAGGACTAGATCCATCTCTCGCTTCATTTAAGCCTGTTACAGACCTTATCATATCTAAATAATGATTGTAGTTAGTAATAAGCATTTGCATCTTACTAGCGCCACTATTTGATGTTAATTGCTGAATAGGAACTCTTGCGTTATTATACTCTCCATCTCCAGTATAACTTCTACCAATAACACTACCTGTTTGAAAGTATAGTCTTAAAGCATCTTCAGGATTATAGGCGTTACCTGTTCCAAGATCAACCTCATTTAATCCATCTGCATCTATAAAAACACCATCAGGTACAACACGAGAAACAACTTGTTGTATTTTTAAATGAGTCATTTGGATTAAATCTGCAAATGGAATCATCCTTCTAACTAAAGACTCTAGAGATCCTTTGTACATTTTAGGCGCACAAGCTACATAGTTAGAGTATGCATATTGACTAGAAGATTTTGGTCTTACCATATTTTCTCCTAGCTTCCACTGAAGCATAATATTAGTACCCATAACCATCACACCATCATACCAAACATCAATTTTTTTAGTCACTCTCTCAAAATCTCCTTCATCCATCATTTCCTGTGGTGGATTAAATTGATCGTCTTTTTGAACTACTTTAAATGTTCCATCAGACATTTTCTTTTTCTTGTAAACAAAAGAATGAGTAGTTTTGTAATTAAAATAAAGCAAAGTAGCGGTATCTCTAGAAAACATACTGTTGTTGTATGCTGCCGCGCCATCATAATAGTCATACCATGATTGGCTATATTTAGAAATCTCACTTAAATCATCATTAGTAAGTGTAGGATCAATTTTTATAAGTTCTGTAATTGGAACTGTTTTTATTTCACCCCAATAAAAAGTGTCCTTAAAATAAGGATCTTCAGTATAACTGTAAACGACATTTGCTGGATCACAATACTCAACCCTCACACCATCTCCAGGAAGAAACATATGTTTACCAATACCAATCCCTAAAGTAGTAATATCAAGATCAATTCTTTTTCTACTTTCGTCATAGTGATTAGCAGAAAATATCGTATCAATAGCAGTTTCTTCAGCTATCTCAATAGCTGGCTTGTAATTCATTTGCATAAAAAGCTCTAACTCCTGATCATTTTCAGGCAACTCATCTTCGCTTGTTTGAAAAGCATCAACTCCAAAGTCAGTATTTATCTGTTGCAACAAAGGTTTTGCAATCATATCGCTTTGAATCATTTCTTGAAACTGATTTCTCTTTTCGGCAGACATAGCATCTTGAGCAGTAGCTTTTATTTTAAAAAGCCTATCATTCATACCGTTTACAACAATATCTACAAATTTAGGAATAATAGGAACAGGTGTCCAATCTAAATTTAAATAAGATAAATCTCCATCAACAGAAATTTCGTTTTTGTATTTTGCAATAGACTGCTCTCCACGAGCATACAACCTCAATTTATTAAACTCTGCCCATTGAGAATAAAACCTACAAGATCCTCCTTCTCTTCTAAACCATTCATACTGTATTGCCTGTCCTATTTGCAACCCATACTCCATAGTGTCTTTTACCGAATCAGAAGCAAATTGATCTGGAAACGCAGCTGAGTTAACTTGTATTTTTACGTCTTTCATTTATTTAAGTAATTGACTAATAGAATTTTTATTGTTATATCTAGCAAAGTTAATGCTTATTTTTGATTTTTCTTTAGCTGGTGTGTATAGGTGTTTTTGATTAGCCATTATAGCTAAACCTGAACTAATAGAGGCATCAAATTTTGTTCTATTATTTATATCAAACTTTGCCCAATCCTCTAATGTTTTTTGAAAATACATTATTCCCATATCATCAGGATCTCTATAATTTCCAACTAAATCTAAACCAATATGTTTTTCTATATAAGACTCTATAGCAGAAGCATGAGACTGCTTTACATCCTCACTAGAATTAGGTATTCCACCCAACTCTCTTTCTGTCTTAGAAAGCTTATTAAATGTTTTGTCTGGTCTGTTTATACTAAAAGATCTATAACCTCTATTTTTAAAATGATACAATAATCTTGGTTTATTGTTTTCACATAAAATAGGCATACCATAAAATATACAAGCCATCAAAACTTCTTCAAAAAAAATCTCTGCTGTTTGCGGTCTAGCAATATACTCTAAAAAAAACTCATTGCTTGGAGCTGTATCCATATTAAATTTAGTCATACCATGCAAAGAACCGTTAGATCCCTTACCAACAACAACACCTGAAATATCATATGAATCACAACCAAAAGATCCAATGTGTTCGTTCCCAGGATATTTTTTTCCGTTTTTTATAACAACATGATTTCTTAATGATTTCTCAGGTATCCAAGTTACAAAAAATCTTCCTCTTTTATCAGGAGTCCAAATAACCCTTGTATCTTTAACACCATTATGCCAAGAAAAAGAACCTTGAGTCATATGCTGCTTTATCATTAAAGAATCATTATAATCAATTTGCTGATATATTTTAGTAAGATTAAACAAAGACTGTTTACTTTCATCTCTAAAAGCATGAGATTCTGTTCTAGGAAATTGTCTGTAGAATTCATTTAACGCATCTGGATCACTAGACAAAGAATCTACTTCGTTTTGCCAATAATCAATAGCTCCTTGAGTAATCATTTCCCCATCTATTCCAATTATAGGTTTTTCAGGAGTGTAAAAAACAGGCATTCCATATCTATCAATAAACCCCTCCATGTTAAATTCCATAGGAATAAACAAACTATATAATCCGCTTTTTGTTTGACCGTTTGAATTACGCTTAGTAACATCAGAATCATAATAAAGCTTTTTAAAGTTTTCACCTCCTTTATCTAAAGCATTTGATGTTGATCCCATCATGCATTTGCCAATAATTTTACTACCTAAACGCAAACAAGTTTTAGTAATCCCCCAGTTTTTTATTATACTATTAGGTTTTTCCCACTTTCCACTTTCATCATGAATTAACAATTTTAATTTTTCCCCATCATAACTATTGTCTCCTGTGTTTTTCCAGTCAATCGTTGTATCTAAACCCTCAACCTCATCAACCTCATCCTCATACATATTTTTTTTAGTAATCTTAGAAGCAGGTACTCTGTATGCTAATTCTGTTTTAGGCTTATCCATACCATCTTGTATAGGCTTAAAGAAAAAAGGATAATTATTAGATATAGGAACTACCTTATCGGTAAACATTTTTTTAGCATCAGCTCCAGTTTTAGAAAGAATACCTATTCTAGCATCTTTAGTTATTGTTCCAATATTAGCGCATTCTTCACTTCCCATATAAGAAAAACCAGATCTTCTAATTTTTAAATAATCATTACCGAAAGATCTTTTATCTGCTTTACAAGCTTCCCAGTGAATAAAAAATATTCTATTTGCTTCCCTAAAATCAGGAAGGCCTACATCTATTTTTGTGTGCTGAATATACATCCAATGAGAACCAGTTATATAAGTTGGAACGCCATTGTTTTTAAACCAGTAACCTTTTTCCCTGTAATCAAACTGTTTTTCTATATAATCAACCCATTGATTTTTAAAGCTAGAAGACGTATTATGCCATTGAAATATAGATTTTATTTTAGTTAAAGCTTTTGGTATTTCTTGAGCCTTCCAGTATTGTTCAGAAGAAACTTTACTTTTTATATAAATATCTTTTTCTAAAAGAGGTAGAGCTATTCTTAATCCTTGAATAGAAATAATATCTCCTATTTTTCCAGACTTAGAAATAACAACAATATCGTATTTTTCATTAAACCCATATTTCCAAGATTTAGCTTTATTTTTAGTAGCTAAAACATTATTAGGAATTAAGTCTACAATTTTTATATATAATTTATGTTGATCTTGATTCAGCAAATCCTTTTGGCGCGTTATTTGTTTTATTATCCACTCCTTCTATTTCGTCTTTTTCTTCTTGAATTCTTTTTAGTATTTCAAAAGCATCAAATATAGCTAATTTTTTAGTTGCCGCAGCATTCTTTAATTTATCAGCTGCTAATTCATCATCTTCTCCATACTTTATAATTTGCTCTTCAGCAACTTTTATTAATTGTTGAACAGCTTTTTCTCCAGCTTTTATAATTTGAAGTTTAATTTTTTTTACATCCATTTCATTTAAATTTATAAAACATTACAAAAACTTTTCTTCCTTCTTTCCAACCCTCATTAGGGTATTTACTATGAAAATAATTTGCTGGGTATGATACTAATCTATTAGGCTTATAATCAACAACTTGTCTTAGTTTCCACTTAGTTAAATCATTTGAATCTAATTTAATCATAGTGTCATACTCTTCATTTGTGCAATTATCAAAAAGTTTTTCTCCATGAATATGATGATTCCAAAAAGCAGTACCATGCAAATCAGTTCTTCTTTTAGGAGAAAGATAAAAAACTAATGCTCTATCTGGTTTTTCACCATTAACAATTAAATCAGAATGTATTCTCCAAGAAGCATCAAGCTGATCTGTAGCTACTCTAAAAAAAGATGTTATGTTTGATAATTTTTTACCTTCTATTTTTTCTAACTTTTTAATAACATAATCATCAAACTTTTTGTTTGAAGGCTGAACATAAAAAAAAGCATTACCTACATCTACTGGAATAAATTCTTGACTGTTTATAGAATTATTAATCTCATTAAAATACTCTGAATCCAAAAAACCATCTCTGTGATATATCATAACACAACAGTGATATTATCAGTAAACATTCTATAAAGCAATTCGTCATCAACAAGAAATTCATATTCAGAATCAGGCTGATACAAAACCACATCACCAACTTTTACACCTTTGTCTAAAAGATCTTGATTTATATATTTTACTGTTCCAGTTAATGGTTCGTATTTAGAACTTTTTTTAAGATAGCCATCTTTTGACTCTAAAGGCTTAATAAAACAATACTTGTCATGACCTATCCATTCGCTTTTATTTTTATACATATAAAATTGATCTGGATCTACGAGAAACAAATTGTCTTTAAAAAAACTTTTACCGCTTTTTCTATTACCATACATATCATTATAAAACTTAAAAACATTATGATGAACTAAAAGAGTGTCACCTTTTTTTATTGGGCCATTATAATTAATAGGAGTAGAAACAACTACTGCAAAACGATTGGAAGAGCTATGATCTTCTTCAGAAGAGCTTGTAATAAAATTTTTATTTCCGTATTTTTTTATGTTATCATATCGCCTGCCCTTTTTTGGACTGACAATAAAACTATAAGGAGATTTCATTTAATTTTATTTAATTTACACTAATTTCTTTTTATCCTTTTCAATTGGTTTTTTATTAAATACACTTGGTGATTCTTTTTCTTCTTTTGACATTTTTTCCCAAAGTATATCTTTCCAATCTTTTTGAATTATATTTTTCATATTAAAAATTAATATTATACTCTAAAGATATAGGTAATGTATTTTTAAATTCTTTCCAAAGAACAACCTCATCTCCTTTTATTATCCATATTTTATAAGAATCAAAATCGTAAAGAATATGTAATATATGATAAGATCCTCCAAGAACATTTTGACCAACAATATAATGCATTGCATTAGATTTATAATCAGATCCTATAGAGATTTTTCTTATATCCATTTTATAGTGGGTAACTTCTAACTTCAACCCATACATCAGAAGATCCAAAGTCTTTTTTTACTCCAATTCCAGCAGTAGAAAGATCAAAATTTATTATTTTTATTTCAGTAGAGGTTTTTCTTTCAGCAATTGTTTGTTCTGGATAAGTTCCACCACCAGCACCATTTGGAGAGGCTGTAACATTTGGATTATTTACCAAACACATTATATACCCTTCTGTCATTGATGCACTAGAATTTGTAGCTACATAATCCCCAGCACCAGTTCTAGTAAAAACCCATGATCCTGAAAAATTATTCACAAAAGCACTACCACTTAAAGTAGTACCTGATATTGACAATCTAAACACTGCAAGAACAGGCCCTCCAGCATTATTTCCATAGTTTGGAATAGTTAATGTACCCCCAGAAATACTAGCTGCACCAGAAGTTGTACTAGTTGCAAGAGTAAGATTAGACTGGTAAACAGGAATATTTAAATTGTTAGAAGCAGATAACGTAGCACCTCCTGTAGTCCCATTTGTACTTAAAGTTACTGGATTGTAAGGTATATTTAAATTAGCTCCTGTAAGAGTTGCTGCACCAAAATTATTTGTTGAAACAGTAATAGCACGTTGATATTCAGGAATATTTAAAGATGTTCCTGTAAGAGTTGCTAATCCACTATTTCCATTTGTACTTAAAGTTACTGGATCATAAGGAATATTTAAATTAGCTCCTATTAAACTCGCTGCACCCGAACCTCCTGTTGAAACAGCAATAGCACGTTGATATTGAGGAATATTTAAAACTCCTGAGATTAATGTAGCAGCCGAAGAATTTCCGTTAACTGTTAAACTAACAAAATTTCCAGCACCTGTACCACTAATATTCATTGTACTAGCTCCAGTTTCTGTAATTGTTAATCCTCCAGAAGCGGTAATAACAACTGATCCTGTTAAAGTGTTTACAGAGTTAACATCTCCTGCTGTATATTCAGGTATATTTAATACACCATCAATAAGAGTAGAAGATCCAGAAGAACCAGTTGTTGTAAGAGAAATACCCCCACTAGCAATAAAACTTTGCAACGTACCTATCGTACAAGACTTAGTTAACAAACTATTTTCAGCATCAGTTAGAATTAAATAATCCGCTGCATCAAGGTTTGAAATATTAGGATATGCCGATGTGTTGCTAATTTTTGCCATTGTAATTTATTTTACTGCTTCTAAAGGTTTTTCTTCTTCTTTTTTAGGCTCTTTAATTTCTCCAGTTTGCAGATTAATTATTACATTTTCTCCAAACTCCTCCATTAAAGCTTTTTCTTCTTCACCAAATCTTTTTTGGATCTCTGAAAGACTCACTATTAAAGAAGCTTTTTTAATTTCGCAATCAGCAATTTCTGTTTTTGCCTTATTAAATTCTTCTTGTAAACCTTGTAAGGTTGCTAATTGTTCTTCGGTTAATTTTTTTGACATTTGATTTAATTTAAATTATTAATATTTAGACAAATATAAGCAAAATAATTCTACTACTATTAAGATATTACTAAAGCTACAACACTAGGATTTATTAGCTGATCAATTCCATAAGCCAAACCTTCTTCTACCAAAGCAACCCCATCAACTCCCATTGTTGATTTAGTCCACTCTACAGAAATTTCATTTGTCAATTCTGAAAAAGGAATAAAGTCCGTTATATTGCTTACGTCTATTTCTATAGAATTTTCGTTATACGTAGTGTAAGGAATCCCTTCAGGATCTAATACGTCTGAGGTTGCAATAACCTTCCAATTTATATAAAAAACAACATCAGGATAAGTATCTCCTCCTGTCTCATATTCAGGGTAAGCGTCTACCCTTGTGCAATCCCAATAATAAGTTATCATATCTTTTTTTTTAATTTATACTATTTGTTTTCCAATTTTATGTATAGAAATTGAACTAGAAGTTCCTCCTATTATATTAACCGTATCAAAGAAATTTGTTAGTTGTTGCGCTCCTACAGATATCTCTTCGTTTGAAGAAATATAAGCTGTATAACTATAAGTAACACTACTTTCATTATGACCATTTGAGGTTTTAATATACCCCATAGCTGCAACAGGCCCTGAAAAAACACTATCAAAAGCAAGTCGAAAACTTAAATTTGTTCTATTACTATTGGATGTCATATAAGCCATTAGTGTAATTTTATACATACCTGGAGATGTTACTGTTATATCTTGAACATTTGTAACAGATATACCAGCACTAGAAAAAACAGGAGTGGTGTTAAAAACATCTCTTTTCGACATACTACTAGTAAATCTAACTGTTTCATTTACAAAATTTGTTTTCAAATAAACAGGAGTAAATGAATTACTTACACCACCACTTGAAGGTGTTGCCCATTGCAATATACCTCCATTACCTTTGGTAACAACTTGACCATTAGTTCCTGGAGTGTCAGAATCAGGAATACAAAGAGTCCCTGAAACCTCCAACTCATCTGTTATATACTCTTTTCCCATTAAGCTATCTGTATAACACTTATACCACTTTTAGCACCATCAACAGTTATAGTACCTGCTGCTGCAAGTCTTTGAAATCCTATGCTAATTGTTTCCATATCTCCTTTTGAATTTATTTCTATTTCAACAAGAGAAGTAAAAGTAAGACTAGATTCATTATGACCACTTGAATTTCTAATGTAACCCATAGCCGCAATAGGTTGATCAAAAACACCATCAATAGCAACAGTCATTCCAACATTAGCCCTCTGAACAGCACCTGTGTAATAACACATAACACTAACTTCGTATATACCTACACTTGCAGGTGTAATTAAGGTAGATGTTGAAGTCCATCCTCCATTATTATTTGTAGGTGAGCCTATTACTGCATACTCAGACATAGTTAAACTGCTGTTTATTGTGGTAAGCGAAAGCAAAGGCGCTCTAAAATAATCTGCATCTGTACCACCTGAACTATCAACCCATTCTGTTGCAGTTCCTGTTGAACTCAAAACTTGACCATTAGTTCCTGTAGCACCTAACCTATCTACGATATTACTTGTTACAGTAATAGAGTCTGTCATATATTTTTTTTCTGCCATATTATGTCCAAGAGTTTTGTACTATATTAACCCACTCATAAGTTCCTGTTGATGCACCAACCGTTCCTGCTGTCTGCATAACCATATCTACATAACTAAAGTTTTTAATTCCTGTTGTAGTTCTATATCTAAAAGTACCTACTTTATTATATAGGTCTACCGCAGACGTAGCAGTATCGTTACCAATCTGAACTCCTCCATCTACACTTAAAGTTGACGAAGGGGTTGAGTCACCTATACCTACATTTCCTGTGGAATCTATTAGTATATCTTTAGTTGTGCCGTTAGTAGCTATCGTAAGTTTATTGACTGATGTTATATAACTTTCTTCTAAAGAATCAAGTTTTATTGACAACTTTTCAGTACCTGTTTCACTCATAACAATACGAGATTGTCCTGCTGAACCTTTATCCATATTTATAATGGAATTTCCGCTTCCTGTTGTATCTCCAACACTTAAACCATTTTGAGAAGTATAACTTAAACCAGGATCACTAGTTATTTCAGTAGTTGAACTAGCAGCACCAAAAGCTATTCTAGTTGCAACTGTAGAACCGTTAATAGTTCCTCCACCACCACCACCAGCAGCCACCCAATCAACCTGACCTGCCCCTGTACTAGCAAGAACTTGTCCTGGCGAACCTGATGAACCACCTGCATCGAGAATACTACCATTAAATCTTTTAGCTCCTGTTATAGTTTGACTTCCTGTAGTTGTTAATACCGTTGAATCAATCGAAATATCACCAAGATTTGCATCAATCCCTGTTCCTCCAATAACATTTAATGTAACAGTACCCGAAGTACCACCACCTGTCATACCTGTTCCTGCGGTTACACCTGTAATATCACCAGTTGTAGGTGTTATCCAGTTAGTCAAAGTACCAGTAGAACTTAATATTTGACCAGGAGAACCTAAATCACCGCTGGAATCTTTTAAACCTTCCTCTACTTCTACGTTACTTAAAAACTTCATACACTTCTAAAGTAAATTAAAAGCCTTCTAATTAAAGAAGGCTTTTTTAATTATTATTATGCTATAACTTTTTGAACTAATACTCTAATTGAGTTTGCTGGAGTTGATCCAAACGTAACTCCAATCCTATTAGTACTAATTCTAGTTATATCAGCAAAGACATTTGCAGATGTTGTTACATCATACAATTGAACTATCACATCTAGTGTACCTAAATT